CATCTTCTTCTTGAAGATAACACGGTCTTGATACATCTTCTCCATCAACTCTGGAAGGAATCCACGAATGTCCTTACGGAACATTGCGCCATTAGCACATACAGCATAATCACTGTACATCTCAAAACTGATTTGTTGATTGAGAATCTTATCCACAGTCACAGTTGGGTGCCTTTCATCTACCAGAGTTTCTGGAGAGATGTTGTACTGCATAATCAGGTGAGGATACAGTGAGTTAAGGTCAAAGTTCACAACCCAATCATACTTACCAGGAACTGGTTCCTTCACATAAGCACCAGCATACTTTTCATTCTTTTGAGATTTACTCTTTGGTGGAATGACAATATTACGCCTCTTGAGATAGTTGTAGATGATATTGTCCCACATCCGTACCTGATAGAACACATCAGCATAGTTTACCTTTGCGTCATATGCCATCGTAAGTGCGAGTTCAATCAGTTTCATCTTGTCTTCCAAACGGTCAACAAGTTCCACGTCAACGATGTTGTATTCAATGAACTTCTGCCAACCTTGAGTATAGAAGTCCTTAAAGGTATCAAACTCACTGTGGTCAAGTTTCTTCTGACCAAGTTCTACTTCAGCAATATAATCCAGACGATATGATTCCTGCGCCTTATAAGTAAACTTCTTATAAAGGTCAAGATAGTCCAATTGAGTTAGACCGCCAACATCAAATGTTGTGTGCTTACGTCCATTGATGTAAATCTCTCCTTCAGTAACCAATCCCCAGTTAGAGAAACGCTTCATGAGTTTCTCACCAAGAACACGATTGAGACGCTTACAGATATACGGAATATCATACAACTGAATGTTCCAACCAGTCACAACGTCAGGAACATCAACCATCCAATAGTTAATGAAGTGATTAAGAAGTTCATACTCACTTGGGCAATGGTGATAAGTCACATTGCTCTGTTTGTTATTGAATGGTTTTACACCCCAAGTAATAATCTCTTTAGTTGTATAGTCCTGAATAGTAATCGCAAGGATTTCTTCCGAACAAGATTCAACGTCCGGGAATCCCTGTTCAGAAGCAACCTCAATATCCAGAGTTACAAGTTTGATTTTACTAATATCAAACTTGATTTCATCTTCTGGATACTTCTCCGAAATGTATTGACAGATATATCGATCATTTCCATAGATCTCAAATCCATCAATCTCATCATACTTTTTGTAGAACTCACGACAATCCCTAACTGTTCCAGGATTGATTGGTTCTACTGCTTCACCACCTAATGTTCTATACTTAGAATCTTTTTTTGTCTTTACAAAGAGAGTTGGGAAAAACTCATCTCTTGTCTCAAATCTTTTACCATTCTCTACTCCACGAACCAAAAATTGATTTCCAATCAACTGAACATTAGTGTAAAATCTCATTCTTTAATCAAGTCCTCATATTTTTCAAGTAGAGTCGGAGTCGGGTCAGCAAGAGTGAGAATCTTATCCGAACTCATCATAAATGTATTTTCCTTTGTGTATCCACAAAGAAATGGTTCCAATGTTTTGTCGCTTTTTACAACAAATGGATTAACCAACTTACAGTCTGGTTCTCCAATGTCAGCACCAACTTCCTCAATCTGACTGATCAGAATCAGATTGTTCATTAGTGCTAGAATCTTCGTTAGTTTCTTTTCCATGATTAACTACGTCTTTAACATACATTTCTTTTAGTTTAACAGTTGGTTCCACCATTGTCACCAACCAATCTGCTGGAACAGGAATCTTTTCATCGGCAGAAAGTGGAAGCCATGGATACAAAGAAACTTCGAATCCAGATTTTTTCTCAATTCTATCTTCCTCAACCATGCTTGGATTACGCATTCTAATCAAACACGGTTTGTCAAGATAATATCCTACTACTCTTTGGTTTTCTTCTTCACCATAAACCATTTCAGTAACATCAGAAATCAAGTCTTCTCCAGACTTGAGTAGCATTAATTTAATCGTCATAATACACTCGAACCTCCATTCATTTTAGCAAGAAAAAAAGGAGGAGTCAACCTGGATTTTGCCAGGTGCTCCTCGCGCCGACGATATTCAATTATATTTATAGGTAGTCTTTACGTTTGTGATGATCGGGAACAATCTTCCTTAAGTTGACAGAGAGGAGTCCATCTTCAAAGTTGACATCTGCGACTTCTGTATCGTCTGCCATTGTCCATGCTCTCTTGAAAGATCGTTGAGCCAGTCCCTTATGGACGTAGTTGGTATCAGTTTCTTTGTCTTCTTTTTGTCCCTCAATGAATAATTTCCCATCTTGTGTATAGACATAAACCTCCTTCTTCTTAAATCCAGCAAGTGCAAGTTCAAGTCGTGATTCTACGTTGCTTACTTGAACTAGGTTGTAAGGGGGATAGTTAGAAGTTGTTTCGTGAATCTTAAAAATACGATCAAAGTATTCATCCATTCCAATTGTGTTGCGATTAATTCTCTCCAGCAAAGCAGGAAGATCCGCAGCCTGATACTTCATCAGATTAGTCATTATAGTAGCTCCTTTAAAAGCGAGTTTGTGTTTTGTGGACCCTTATGGCATCCACTACTAATTATACAAGAAAGCATAAAAAAGGAGGGTCGGAAACCCTCATCTTTTATTTCGGATATTGCGTATTGAATACTAATAAAAGTATTACGAACTGAATATCAACTAATTTGAGTATTATGTATTGAAAACTAACAAGAGTTTTACAAGGTGAATACTAACTAAAGATTTGAAGATGGTTGAATATTAGGAAGTGAATACTAACCAGAGCATTTCCCTTTGAATACTAACGGAGACCATCTTCAATAATCATCTTACGCAAAGCATACCAAATTTGTTGGGTCATTTTATCTACCTTTGCACGCGCTCTCTTAAGCGCAAAGTATTCATCATAACTCATCCCAACTTCAAACTTATCTTTATATTCAGATACAGCACGACGCATCCAATGTTTATAGTTTGATGCAGGAACTCCTTGATTCATATGAAATGGCTTACATCCAAAGTAATGTGCTTTAGTGTATTTCCAAAGTGGTGGTTTTTGGATATCTGGGCGAAGACGCAACTCACCATTTGGTCGCAATATAGAATTGACAATAGTATAAATGCGATTAGGAGTCTTTAGAGTTTTGAGATTTCCTTTCTTATCAAACTCCAACCCAATTGCTGACAGAAGTTCCTCATCGTGATTTAGATATTCGCAAATAGAGGGGATGTAACCTTCTACAGTCATACCACCCTTTACAGCATACTTCCTAATCCACTTTGAAACTTCATCTTCATAATCAATACTACCAAATCCATATTCAGAAGATTTTGCGGGATTAATATCCTCATTTGCTTGCTGAATAAATTCAAAAGTATGTTGATTACTTTCTTGATAATCTTCAAGTTTCGTTGGAGTGAAAGTTTTCAAACAACGAAATGCTTCTTTATCATTGTTCAAAAATTCAGCAATTGCTTTAGTATCTGCCTCATCAGTTTTTGAATCAGAATCATACCCAGCAAGTTTTCTTGCTTTGGGTGTAGATTTTTGGGGAAATACTAAAATAGTAATTTCTTTTTCTTGAGCATTTCGTTCAAGTTCTTTTAGTTGCTCATAACTAAAAGGTTGGGCAAGAGTGTTCTTGTGCGATTCTCTTAGGTGAGCATCTTCTGCTACAACACAATCACCTCTTTTTAATCCAGGGATATTAAGTTTAATTAAATCAATATCGTTCCTTTTTCCGTAAAAATTCTTGGTGCCACTATCATAAAAGTGTGCTTTACCTTGGCCAATATCAGCTGTAAAAAGATTCATAATTTTTTCAAGTATTAAGGGTTGAAAACTAACTAGAGTTTTCCTGTGTGAATACTAATAAGTATTTGTTCGGTAAGTATTATGTAATGAATACTAACAAGAGCATTGCAGGGTGAATACTAATTGGTGCGAACTCAAATATCATAGCACAAAAAAAGAGGGGTGGCAACCCCTCAATTATCATTCTGTTTCTACTGCTTTTCCTTTCTTACCAATATTGTACTTCTGCTCCAGAATCCAATCACCTTTGTCCTTATAGGCAAGAACCTTGATTTGGTTGAGTGGTGC